TATAACTTTTTATGCCAACAGTAAGAGCAATCGACAAACTAAAGCAAGCATTTAGTGTCGAAGAACGTAGTAGCTACTCCATTTTTAAAGGAGAGGAACTAATCCTAAAAATATTCTGGTCGCCTCTTACAATAGCTGACAGAGATACGATAAACAGTACACTAATAGCTATGAACAAAGGTCAGGAAGAAGGAAGTCTCGACTTTGCTTTACAGGTTATTGTTACAAAAGCAGAAGATGAATCAGGTGCAAAGATGTTTACAGCAGCAGATTTACCAGCACTAAGAAGAGAAATACCAATGTCAGTTTTGCTCGACATAATGACTAAGATGCAGGGAGTGGGCGAGGAGGAAAGCCCTGATGCCGTAAAAAGCTAAAATAAAAGAAGATAGTTTTGTATATTTACAATTCTTTATTGCAGAGCAACTAGGATACACATTTAAAGAATTAAGAGAAAGAGTGTCTGTCCAAGAACTATACGGATGGAACGCTTACTTTACAATTAAAGCTGAACGAGAAGAAGAAGCCTACGAAAAAGCAAAAAGACAAGCCCAAGTTCGCAAAGTACGCTAAACTTTTAATATCCGTGTATTCTGCAGAAACCAGTGGCATCTGAATATAGCGTAAATATAAGTTTAGATACTAAAAAGGCAGAGGCTAATCTTAGAAATTTAAAGAAAGGTATAGATGGCTTAACTGCAAAAAAAGGTGGAGCAGCGAAAAAAGAATTAAGTGCAGAAGAGCAATTATTAAAAATAGAGAACCAACAGCTTACTATAAAAAATAGAGGATTAGGTCTTACTCTGAAAGCTCTTCCTTTAGAACAGAAAGGAGTAAATATAAAAAAAGTAGAGAAAAAGATAAGAGCAGCAAATGTGGCTGCAAGTCAGGAAGATTTTGACCTAGCTAAGAAAAATTTACTTTTAGCCGATAAAAGAATAAAAAAGGCTCAAGTTTTACTGAAGAAAAACCAAGACACAGCAAATACAGCAAAAAAAGCATCATTTGACCCCTCAAGAGTAAACATTGGAGCAGGACAGGCTCCGATGAATATAAATACAATACTTGCACAATCAGAAAAAAGATTAGGTTTTGAGGTAAAACTGAGGGAACTAGAATCTCAGGGAGTTAAAACCGCTAAGTTAAGAGCAAAGATGGGCGAACTGGTTGATGCCCGAAACAGAAAAGAGTTTGGAAGTATTGATAGAATAAACAGACAGATAAGAATGGGAATAAAGTTTGAGCAAAGCAAACTAAGACTGCTTGCCAAGCAAAATGCTGAAAGAGTTAAAGAAGATAAATTTATCCAACGACAAGTATCTAATATAAACAAACTGGCTAACGAGTTTGGTCGATTAGGAATAAGTGTAGGCAAATTCCAGGATAGTCTGATAAATACCAGAGGACCAGGTGGAAGTATGTTAGCTCTGCCTAGTGCTCAGATGTTAGACCAAAGAGTTAAAGCAACAGGGCAAGCTGGTGGATTTAGCAGAAGCATACCAAGATTTAGATTACCTTCGCCCACCAGAGGTTTTGATTTTGGAAGTGCTCTAATAAGTGGTGGTTTTCCTCTGTTATTTGGTCAAGGTCCAATAGGTGCTCTTGCTGGTGGTTTAGGCGGTGGTATTGGCGGAATGTTTGGGCAAATGGGCGGTTTTGCAGGAGGTATTGCAGCTACAGCAATAGTCCAACAATTACAAAACACAATAGCTGCCGTATCACAATTAGGACAGGCATTTAACTCCATAACTCCAAATATCCAAGCACTTACCGCATCATTAGGCATAGCTGGAACAGAAGAAGAAAGAAGATTAAAACTAATCGAAGAAACACAGGGAAAACAAGCTGCGTTAGCTGCTGTAACTAAGAGCATGAACAAAGCTATTGGAGTTGATGGAGTAGAAAACTTGAAGAAGTTTGGAGAAACAAGTCAATTACTGGCTAACGCATTTACGTTGGCAATGACAAAAATGCAAGCTGCTTTAGCTCCACTCTTTGAATTACTTGCGACTCCTTTCGCTGGACCAATAAAAACACAACAGAGAGCAGAGCAAATTGCTGCTGGCGGTGGAGCTACAGATGCAACTTTATTAGGACTACAGGAAGAACTAGCAGGAATAGCGTCTACTAAACAAAATAGAGCAAAACGTAATAGATTAAAAGCACAGATAGAATCCAGAAAGGAAGAGTTAGCTGAATTAGGAAAAATAGAAATAACAGCTAAAAATATAAGAATGATAGAGGATTCTAAACTTAAAAAGGTAAGACAACAGAATGATTTATTGAGAGCAAAAATAAATGGGAACTTTGAAGAAGTACAGTTAGCTCAAGAAGTAGAAGAAAAAATACAAGAGATGGTAGACGCAGGAGCAAAGATAAATGAGATAGATAAAAAGAGAGTTGAAGATACTATGAAACTAAATAAAGATTTAGAAAAACAAGCAGAACTAGCAGAAAAAATAAGACAATCGTTTAAAGATTTAGGGCAGTCAATAGCAACTGACATATCACAGGGAATACAGGGAATGATCCGTGGAACGTCAACACTAAACGATCTATTAAATAACGTATTGAACAAACTTATAGATACAGCATTTAATCTAGCTTTATTCGGCAATCCACAGGGAACGCTAGGTGGTGGAGGATTATTTGGTTCTATATTTGGTGGACTAGGTTCTTTATTCAACAAAGGTCCATTTGGAGGAGCACCATTAGGCCCACTAGGAAATCCTTTGAGTCAACATACTGATTTAACAGTGGGAGTAAGAGCAGGAGGAGGTTCAGTAAAAGGAGGAAGTCAGTATCTTGTAGGAGAACGTGGACCAGAACTATTTACACCTGGAGTTTCTGGAATGATTACACCAAACCATGCTCTCGGTGGATCTACAAGTATTGTTGTAAATGTAGATGCCACTGGATCTAATGTAGAAGGAGATGAACAAGAAGGCAGAGAGTTAGGTAAAGCTATATCAGTAGCGGTACAATCAGAATTAATCAAGCAGAAAAGACCTGGAGGTTTACTTGCATAATGGCTACCTTCCCTTCAATCACACCAACATACGGACAGCAGAAAAGATCCGCACCACTAACTAGAACAATTCGTTTCGCTGACGGCTATGAGCACAGAATATTATTTGGACTTGCTGCACACCAGAATCCAAAAATTTATAATTTTACTTTTGAAGTATCGGAAACAGATGCAGACACCATAGAAGGATTCTTAGACAGCAGAGCAAATGACAGTGCCAGCTTTACTTTTACCCCACCAGGAGAAGGGTTTACAAAGACAGGAACTTACTCTCAATCAGGCACTACAGTAACAATCACAATCACAAGTCATGGTGTAGCTGTAGGAGATGAACTTACTATTGATTACACTTCTGGATCGGCAACTGATGGCACATTTCTTGTTGCTTCAGTAACGGATTCAAATGTTTTTACTGTTACTGCTGCTGCCAGTGCTACTAATAGTGGTAATGTTTCGATCACTTTATCTGGTGCTGGTCAATATGTTTGCGAAAACTGGACAAAATCTATACCATATAACAATAGAGCCACGATCCAAACAACATTTAGAGAGGTCTTTGAACCATGAGCAGTTCTGCTATCGTTAGCAATCTTCAAAATATAAACCCATCAGCAATAATTGAATTATTTACTCTTACTTTAGACAGTAGTTTACATGGATCGAGCACAGTTTACAGATTCCATGCTGGTTCATCTCTAAAAGATAACGGAGAAATAGTTTGGGCAGGGAACACATATCAAAGATTTCCAATAGAAGCCGAAGGATTTGCCTTTACTAAAGGACAACTTCCTCGCCCTACACTAACAGTCAGCAATGCACTGGGAACAATAAGTGCTATTTTAATTGACGTTAATGCCACAACCACTGGTAATGACTTAACAGGTGCAACTGTTACTAGGATTAGAACTCTTGCAAGATTTTTAGATGCTGTTAATTTTCCTGGAGACATAAATCCTTATGGCACACCAGATAGCACAGCAGAGTTTCCGCAGGAAATATACAAAGTTGATAGAAAATCAGCAGAAAACAGAGATGTAGTTCAATTTGAATTGGCTGCTGTATTTGATCTTGCTGGTATTCGTGCTCCACAAAGACAATGCACTAGAGCCGAATTTCCTTCTAT